GCGAAATTTTGACCCCAGGGGTTTGGAGATTCAATCATGACTGCTGGAAGGCCTCCCAAGCCCACAGAATTGAAGCGTAAGCAGGGAAACCCCGGCAAGCGACCTATTGCATCCATCGCCAGTGTCACGATGCTCCCACAGGCTTCTACGGCCGTTCCTGAGCATCTGAGTGACAAGTCGAAATCGCTCTGGTTGAAGCTGCGTGAGACTGCATTTTGGATTTCTAATACCGATGAGTCCAACCTCGTCATGCTTCTTGAGAAGCTCGATCGTCGTGACGAACTTGTTGCAAAGTTGCAAGCATCCGACTTCGTCCTTTACACGGACAAGGGCTACGCCTACGCGAACCCACTCGTCGGAATGATCTCGACAATCGAAACTGAGATCACCAAATTGTTTTCTTTGTTAGGACTTACGCCAACAGACCGAACTCGTCTTGGCGTAGCGGAAGTGAAAGCACGATCTGCGTTGGATGACTTGATCGCCAAGCGCAGTCAATAACAGAAACGCCAGGGGTGGCACAATGACGATGAATGCATCATGGCCACCACGCTACCTTTCACCCGTCGATCCTGACGCACTAGCTCGCAGTCGCGGTGATCATGTCATCGATTTCGCCGAAGCACTCTGCACCATCACAAAAGATTCCATCGCTGGCAATGCCGGAACGCCATTGATTTTTCGCGATTGGCAGAAGGAACTGACTCGTCACCTGTACGCCGAGAAGCCCGACGGAACCCTGCGCCACTCGCGTGCGTTGATCGGCATCGCCCGCAAGAATGGCAAATCTGCTTGGCTTGGTTCACTTGTTCTTGAGCATCTGATTTTCGGTGTCTCTGGCGGTGAAGCGTATTCCGCTGCTGCCGACAAAGAGCAGTCAAAGATCATCTTCAACACCGTGCGCGACATGGTCAAGAATCAACCAGAACTGTCAGATTTCCTGACAGTCTACAAAGACTCCATTTACAACCCAAAAAATGGAAGCGTTTATCGCGCCTTATCCTCAGAAGCGTTCACCAAAGAGGGACTGTCGGCAACTTTTGTTGCTTTCGATGAACTTCACGCACAACAGGATCGCGAACTTTACGATGTGCTATCGCTCTCGATGGGTGCTCGTAAAGAAGGAATGCTCGTTGCGATTACAACCGCCGGAGTGATGACGGGCAACGACGGCAAGGAAACGATTTGTCACACCTTGTATGAATACGGAAAGCGTGTTGCATCAGGTGAAGTTGTTGATCCCAATTTCTTCTTCTCATGGTGGGAACCAACTGACCCACAGGCAAGTCATTACGACGAGCAAACATGGAAACAAGCAAATCCCGGATACGGCGACATTGTTTCCAAAGAATCATTTGAGTCATCACTCAAACTGACACCTGAATCTGAATTTCGCACCAAGCGGTGCAATCAATGGGTTGCGACATCTGACACTTGGCTTCCTCACGGATCGTGGGATCGCCTGGTTGTTGATCGTGAACTTGATATGACAAAGGATGTCGTTCTCGCATTTGACGGATCGTTCAATGGTGACTGCACAGTCATCGTAGCCGTTGAAGTAGGGGAGACACCACACATTCTTCCCATCGCTGTATGGGAAAAGCCTGACGAAGCTGACGCGAATTGGCAAGTCCCAGTGCTCGAAGTAGAAGATGCAATCCGCAAGGCTTGCGAAACTTACAAAGTGCTGGAGATTGCTTGCGATCCTTATCGTTGGGCACGCTCTTTTCAAGTCCTTGAAGATGACGGGCTGCCGGTAGTGACCTTTCCGCAAACAAGTTCACGAATGACTCCGGCAACAACGCGATTCTTTGAAGCAGTAGTCAATGAACAAATCACCCACAACGGTGACAAGACATTGGCTCGTCATATTGCAAACGCCACTTTGCGAGTTGATTCACGGGGATCTCGACTTGCAAAGGAAAAACGCGGATCTACACGACGCATCGACTTAGCAGTTGCATCGGTCATGGGACTAGAACGCGCATCATGGTGGCATTCACAAGGTGGCTCGTTGCCACAGATATTCGATCCTTGGTCAACGGAGGTTCCAAATGCGTGAGCACATAACTGATGCAATTGAAATCCTTGGCGCAGTGTCGATCACAGCAGGGTTTGGCTTTTGGCTGGGGATTGCAGGCGCATTGATCACCGGAGGAATTTTCATGATTGTTGGTTCATATCTTTTGACGGGAGTCGCTGAATGAGTTTGATTCGCCGCGCCCAATATGGTTCACAGCAATACACAAGTGGACGATATCCACAATTCAACAACTACATTTCCCCTCTCTCTCAGCTCTATGGCCAAACCTCGGTTACTTCCTCAGCTGGAGAGCGCATTGATGAATGGACTGCTCTAGGAGTATCCGTTGTCTTGGGTTGCGTCTCATTGCTTGCCGATTCAGTCGCGACAATGCCACTTCGTTGTTACAGCTACGACAAAAACGGCGTGCGTCAAATGCGCCCACTGCCTGAGATTCTTGCCAACCCAGATCCTGAGTCAGACACATACGAGTTGATCCATCAAATGATGGCCACACTTGCTTTGCATGGAAACTCATACATCCACATCGATCGGGACAAGGGTGGCAACCCAATCGGTCTTGTTCCACTGCATCCATATCAAATGCAGGTCATGCCAACTGAGAACCAAACAGGTCGCACATATTTGCACCTTGGTAATGAAATGGCTCGCGAAGACATTTTGCACACCCGTTGGTACACACCTCCACAGTCTTTGGTTGGAATTTCACCTCTCAACCAAACACGCAACATTGTCGGTTTAGCGTTGGCGATGGATCGTCACCTTGCTCAGTTCTACGGCGAGGGTGCAACACCATCATCAGTTCTTGAAACCGATTCAAAGATGACTTTGGAACAAGCACGCGTGTTGCAACAAACATGGAGCGACACACATCGCCGTCATCGCAAACCAGCAGTTTTGTCTGAAGGTTTGAAGTGGAAGCCAATCACGACATCAGCAGCTGATCAAGAAATGGTCGCTATGCGCGAGCAAACCATTCGCGACATTGCTCGAATCTTTCGCGTCCCATCGCACCTTATCGGCGCAACTGGCGACAATCAGACTTATACAAATGTTGAGCAAGCGTCCATCAACTTCTTGACTCACACAATCTCGCCATGGATTCGACGCATTGAAATTTCTCTTTCAACGCTTCTTCCAGACGGCGTTGATGTTGCGTTCGATACTTCAACACTTCTTCGCACCGATGCGCTTACCCGCGCAAAGGTCAACGAGATGAACATGAAGATGGGTGCTCGTACACCAAACGAAGTTCGCTTGATCGAAGGATTCGCACCGTTTGATGGTGGAGATGTATTCCACCAAGCAATGCAAGGAAACATCGTCGCAGGCGGCGAAATTCCGGCACTTGGCGTGAGCGAAGACGGAACCACTCCGACATTTGGGGTGCTCGAATAATGATTGAAACATTTAGACCACCGATGGGAGTTCGTAATGAAGCGCAAAGCATTCTTGCTGGGCGTGGTCATTGCGATTCTTGCAGCATGGCTGTGGATGCGGATGAAGCTCAAGGACTGGCTCAGGGACTCCCAGTAAGTCTTCACACCATAGTCAAGATGCGTTCTTGGCACGGTGAAGGTCGTGAATGGTCACGCAAGATCATGGCTGTCGTCGCAAGTCGCACCGCCTTATTGAATACGGAGAACCCAATGAACCCAACGAGTGAAGAGACTCGCGATCAGGTTGAAAATGATTCTATGGACGGCATGATGGAAGACAACAGCGCCGACACCACATCGACAGATGCTGACAACAGTCTTGGTGAAGCAGTCCTTGCCGCTGATGCAGCCAATGATGCGACTCAAGCGCTTCTCAAAACATTGATGGATTCTGATCCAGTTATTGCTCAGGCTTACTATCTGGCCGTTGCAGCAGATTCAGCACTTGGCGTGATCATCGATGCGATGGGTCTATCTGATCCAGACGACGATGAAGAAAAAGAGAGCGCCGATCCTTCAATGGAAAATCAATTGGCAGATGTGCCAGATGATTCCGGCCTCAACAGCGCCGACGAGCGTGCCGCAGCAGCTCGAATCGGTGAAGGAACATTCGTTTCATGGGATACCAAAGTCGGCCGTGGCAAGGGCAAGGTCGAAAAGGTAACAACGCGGGGACAAGCAACATCGAGCGAGGGATACACGCTCGAAGCAACACCACAGTTCCCTGTGTATAGCGTTCGTATTTTCAATGAACACCGCAATGGTTGGATCCCAACCGAAACTGTCAGTGTTCATCGCAACGACTACCTCACAGTGATCAAGCCACTTCCAGCCCCACGATCAGAGGATATGTCCATGATTGAAGAGCGCAAGAGCGCTATTGCAACTGCTGAACGAATCACGATGTCAGCAGAAGTTCGAGCATCTACCAATTCAGATGGTTCGATCAAGATTTCAGGTTACGCGGCAACATTTAACCAAGAATCAACTGGGTTGAATTTTCGCGAAGTAATCGCACCGGGAGCATTTACTCGCACCCTGGCTTCTGATAATCCAGTCTTTTTGTTGATCAATCACGACACTGATCAACTTCCACTTGCTTCCACACAATCTGGAACTTTGACTCTTACACAAGACGATAAGGGATTGCGCATGGATGCAGTTCTTGATCCTAAAAACCCACGCGCTGCCGAAGTTTCATCGGTACTCGATCGTGGAGATGTGGACAAGATGTCATTTGCTTTCACTGTTGCCCCCAATGGTGATTCCACTGAAGCAGGCCTTCGCACATTGACCGATCTCAACTTGTTTGAGGTGTCAATCGTTACATGGCCAGCGTATGACTCCACGACTGTCGCAAAGCGTTCAGCCGAGGAAGCAGCGAACGATCTCGAGCTTCGTCGCCGCCAGTTACAACTCAAGCTCGCTCAAATTCGTCTCCGCTAAGGATTCGATTCACCCGCGGCGCATTTCAGCCCCGTCGGTACTTCACACACACCCACTATCCGAAAGGAGCCTGTCATGTCATTGACAAGCAAACTTCGCGAACAGCGTGATGCAGTAGCAACAGAGGCTGAAAACCTTCTTGCCGCTGATCCATCAGAGGAAACCCTCACAGCTGTTGAAGCGAAACACGAAGAAATCTCAGCGCTCGATGAGCGCATCGCAACTGCCGAAAAGGTAGAAGCACGCACCGCTGCAATCGCAGAATCACGCAAGGCCGCTGGCGTTGCAACTTATGGCTCAACAGCCAAGATCACTCGCGAAGAGAAGACATACGAGCGCGATGGTCGCAACTCATTCGTTCGCGACATGATCAACGCAACAATGCGCAACGAATCTTCTTCATGGGAGCGTTTAAACCGCCACATGGCAGAAGCAGCAGTTGAAGTTCGTGACATCAGCACCGCTTCCGGTACTGGCGGCGACCTGGTTCCACCTCTCTACTTGATCGATGATTACGCAGAGTTTGCCCGTGCAGCTCGCGTTACTGCTGACCTTCTTACCAACATGGCTTTGCCTGCTGGTACAGACAGCATCAACATCCCACAGATCACAACAGGTACATTGGCAGGCTTCCAGGCTGCAAACAACACTGCGACAACAACTCGCGACATTGTTTCAAGCACAGTCACCGCGCCAGTACGCACAATCTCAGGTTACGAGAATGTGTCAATCCAGTTGGTTGAGCAATCACCACTTTCAGGTGGACTTGACCGCTTGATCTTCGGTGATCTCATGGCTGATTACGCTCTACAACTCAACACAGCTGTAACAGGCTTTGGTGATGGAACATCAGGAACAATCAAGGGTCTTGGAACTCTTGGAACCGATTCAACAAACGGTGTCCCAGTTACATACACAGCAACTACACCAACAGTGTCTGGCATCCTCGGTGCAATCGCATCAGGTATCAGCAAGGTTGTCACAAACCGTTACAAGGCAGCAGAAGCAATCGTGATGCACCCATCACTTTGGTACTGGCTCGTTGCTCAGGCTGACGGCGCATCTCGTCCATTGATCGTTCCTACTGCTGGTGGCAATGTTGCTATGAACGCAAACGGAACTCTTGATGTTGCAGGCGCAGCAGCTGGCATGGTTGGCCGTATCCACGGCGTTCCTGTCTTCATCGACGCAACAATCACAAAGGTTTATGGCGCTGCTACAAACCAGACTGCAATCTTCGTTGGTAAGTTCTCAGATTCTTACCTCTTCGAATCAGGCGTGAAGACTCGCGTACTCCCAGATGTCCTCTCAGCGAACCTCACAGTTCGTTTCCAGGTCTACGGATACACAGCTCTCGCACACCGCTTCAACAAGTCAATCGTTGCAATTACAGGCACAGGCCTCGTAGCTCCAACAGGTTACTAATTTGACCGAGGGTGACACTTCTCTACTCGTTTGAGTAGGGGAGTGTCACTACTCTCCACACACTTATCCGGGGGGATTTATGGACAGCATATTTTTA